AGGCTGAACTCTCATGGGTACAGGCTAACAGGCTGAGTGTGGTGGAAGAGCTGAGCAGTGGGGCAACCAGGGTGCGGCTCGACCGTGCCCATGGCCCTGCGCCCAGCCATGCTGCACTAGGCTGGTTAGAGACGAGCATTCGTTCGTATGCTAAGTACGTGGATGTAGTGGCGCGGGTACTGAAGGATGAAGCGGATGAAGCAGAGCATATTAGGCGCGAACGCATGGCTATCGATGAGATCCGTTCAATACTGGGCGAGATGATCGACGCCGAGAAGGACAAGGCGTAGCGCATATCGACCGGAAACCCGACCGGACCGGGGGGGGGTGCGAGCGGTCCCATACGTAGATATCCTCTCCGACAATATATAGCATATCAAACAGACCAATGACCCCTTGCCTACGGGTCCACCGCACGGTACACTTCCTACATACGGCTTCACCACCCTTTTCGGGAGAAAGTTTCATGGGCCATCGGATCGAGGTATCCACTGGAGACAAGTACGGCGAGTTGGAGATTTTACGTGAGGCAGTGGTACGGAACCGGAAGCGTTATTTTCTTTGCCGTTGCGTCTGCGGGCAGGAGTTGGAGGTACGTTTGGGGCATTTACGGAACGACCACACGCGATCTTGCGGGTGCGTTGTTCCGCGTAGCGGTAGTCGAGGCGTTGACTACCATGGCAAGAGCGAGTCGGCTGAGTATGGTGTTTGGAAGGGGATGAGGAAGCGTTGCCACTGTGAGAGTGCGAAGGGGTATGCGAATTACGGCGGGCGGGGGATAAAGATCTGTGAGCGGTGGCGGAAATTCAAATTTTTTCTTGCTGACATGGGCGAGCGTCCGACTGCGGAACATAGTATTGACCGAATTGATGGCGATGGGGATTACGAGCCGGACAATTGCCGTTGGGCGACGACGAAGGAGCAGAATCGACATCGGCGGGACTGTCGCATGTTGGAGTTCGGCGGCGAAACGCTATGCCTGATGGAGTGGGCCGAGCGGTACGGGATGAAGAAGGGGACGCTACACTCCAGGTTGGCGAGTGGTTGGACGCTACACGATGCGTTGAATTCGGCAGTTCGCCCGAAACTTAGTGATTCTGAATTCCTCCAGACGCCCGAAACAGATCGGGATCACGCCTGGCGTCGTGAGTTAGCGAGGCGAGAACTGTTGGAAACAGAATGGGCACCCTTACTTAAACTATAGGAAGAGCGATGAAATACGATGCTGAGCAGTTATCCCACATGCGGACATACAGTGTTTTTTTTGGTGAGACTGGTGGCGAGGTTGTCCGGGACTTGGTTGACGAACTTAGTGAAGCGTACGGTGTAATAGGTTCCCATATTGAAGAGGAGAAGATCGTGAGAGAAGTTAAGCTGATAGACTTGGATCCTGTATCTGTCGAGTCGCCGGTGGAGATATTTGCGATTTCCACGACGTTTAGGGACCATCAGATATACTTGGCGAGTTGCTGTGATCGACAGCGTGACCTTGAGGTACGTAAGCTTTTCAAGAGTTACCTGAACAGATGCGTTGCCCCTGAGACAAGCGCGGGTGACCTGCTTAATGATGTGATTACGGAGTGCGAGAAGATTATGGTCGCGGGAGATTCTAGTGCAAGGCTTGAGAAGAGCGATGCCTACTCTACGGCGGAAAGAATTCTTAAAAAGGCCAGAGGAGTCGGATGATAACCCCATTTTACGATCTATACCCGAAAGACCCGGCAGAGAATTTACGTTGGCGGGTTCGTTGTCGTGAGCGGGCATTGGAAGATTCTGTATTTCGACAGACTCTGTATGACGCCTGTATGATCGACCAACTTTTTTTTATGGCGTTTGCGATGTGGAGTTATGAACCGCGAGCGCGGGTAAAGATTAGGCCGTTCTGTCTTGCGGGAGACACGCTGGTTGTTACTGATCGCGGGTTAGTCCCAATAGAAGAAGTAGGCTTGAACTATCTGGTATGGGACGGTACAATGTGGGTGAACCATGATGGTTATGTTTACCGAGGCGAGCGAGAGACGATCTCAGCATATGGGGTCGAGCTTACCCCAGACCATCAGGTACTTACTACAAAGGGTTGGAAAGATGCGTCTTATCGACTTGACCGGGAAGAAGTTCGGCTACCTGAAGGTTATCGGGAGGAGTGGATCACTGGGGAAGAACCCGACGTGGCTATGTCAGTGCGACTGCGGCGTAGAGAAGGTAGTGCCGGGGTACTTACTGAGCAAAGGTCGCACGAGAAGTTGCGGTTGCTACCGGAAGGCGAAGATGACAACCCACGGGATGAGTCGGAGCAACACATACGCCACCTGGGAAAACATGATCCAGCGATGTACGAACCCCTCATCAACGAGATACCATCTTCATGGCGGTCGGGGAATTATGGTGTGCAAGCGATGGCTGAAGTTCCAAGGATTTTACGAGGACATGGGAGAGAGGCCGGACGGGTTGACGCTGGACCGTATCGACAACGAGGGCAACTACGAACCAGGCAATTGCCGATGGGCGACATGGACGGAGCAGGCGAACAATACGCGGTCGAATCATGTTGTGGAGACTTCTCAGGGGCCAATGACACTGGCACAGATTGCAAGGGTGGTGGGTGTGACTCCGCAGTCAATTTCATGTCGCGTGAAGGCGGGCCTTTGCGGGGACGATCTCCTGCAACCACCGAGCCAAGGGCTGAAGCTGTCTATGACCTAGTAAATTGTGGCCAGCGCCAAGCATTCACCGTCATTGATCGTGACGGGCACGCTCTCTTGGTTCATAACTGCCCTTGGAAACACCAAGAATCCGTCTTTGTGGCGATGGATAACGCTGTGGACGATTCGGAGCGGGAAGAGAAGGCGATAGATGTTCTGTTGGATAAGAGTCGAGCCCAGGGTGGTACGTATGGGTATCTATGGTTGGATTTACGCCGGTGGTTACGGGATCGAATGTTTTCGGCTGGTTATGTGACCAGGAATGAAGACTTAATGGATTCGAAGACGGATTCGAACACGGTTCTATGGAAGATAGCTTGGGCGATAGAGCGGTTGCCCTTTTGGATGGTTCCTGTGGGCTACGATTCGAATAAGCATCGTTCATTGTCGCAGCATACGTTTCTGAACCCAGAGAACGGGGCGATACTAACGGGTTATGCTGCCGGCCAGGACGTGGCGGCTGGCGGTAGGGCAACGGTTTTCACGGTCGATGAGGCAGGTGCGAGAGATTTCGTAAGCGGCGGCAAGGATTACGCAGTAATGGAGGCGTTACACGATGTGAGTAACTGCGTAGCGGGGCATGTACTAGTCCTGACGGACTATGGTTGGATACCAATAGAAGAAATAGAGTTGTTCCATAGAGTGTGGGATGGTATGATGTGGGTAACACATGAAGGTCTCGTTTATCAGGGTGAGCAGGAAACGATCTCAGCGTATGGGGTCAGGCTTACCCCGGACCATAAAGTGCTTACCACGAAAGGCTGGAAGGATGCCAGTATTAAAGGATTTGACCGGGAAGAAGTTCGGATACCTGACGGTTATCAAAAGGAACGGTATGGTCAAGGGCGGCAGGATAGCGTGGGCGTGCCAGTGCCAATGCGGAAAACAGGCTACGGTTTCAGGGAACAGTCTGCAGCGAGGGCACACGAAGAGTTGCGGCTGTCTGCACGGGGTATCCCACGGGATGTCCAGGACTCTGGAGTACGTGGCGTGGATGGGAATGAAGCAGCGGTGCGAGAACCCGGGACACAGATCGTATCACCTTTACGGCGGGCGTGGAATTACTGTCTGCGAGCGGTGGTTGGACTTCAGAAACTTCTTGGAGGATATGGGGGAACGCCCGAAAGGCTGGACGCTGGATCGGAAAGACAACAGCAAGGGCTACGAACCAAGCAACTGCCGGTGGGCTACTCGCCAAGAACAAGCAAACAACAAGCGGACGAATCGGGTAGCGGAAACGTCGCATGGCAAAATGACGGCAGCACAGATAGCCAGGATGACCGGCATCGCATATCCAACAATCATAGAGAGATTCAAGAGGGAGTGGACCGGAGACGACCTTCTGATTCCTTCGGGAACGAAGCGGAGGCTGTCTACGATCTCATAAACTGCGGTCCAAGACGGGCGTTCACTGTCATTGACGATAGTGGGCGTCCGCTTCTTATTCATAACTGCATTAGATTGGTATCGGCCCGCTACTTGGACAGTGGAGTGTTCCACGAGGCTTGCGAGAACCCGGACAGTGCCCGCGGCGGTTTACATTTGATCCTGGACTGGAAGGACAACCCGCAGCACGGGCTTCATTCGTACACGGTTGTCGAAGGTCGTCCGATCTCAAAGCTATCGCAGGATGCGGAAGTGGTGGCGGCTTATCACGCGGACAACCCGGACCTGCGTACCCGGCTCGAACACAAGGGGTTCAAGTGGGAGGGAGTTGTTAGGAGCCCATGGTACGATATGCGGTGCTTACGTCCGACTTCGACTGCTCGGTTGATCGCTTCGCAGTTGGATAGGGATCCAAGAGGTGCGGTCGGTAAGGTGTTTTCATCGGATCTGCTAGACCGAGTGAAGCGGGACAAGTGCAAGCCACCTGTTTGGCAGGGAACCCCGGTATTCGACAGCGAAACGCTGAGTCTGAAAGGGCTGCTTCCACGAGATGACGGCGCCCTGAAGCTCTGGTTCCGCCCTGGTCCTGACTTATCGTGTCCGTTGGGTCCGTTTGTGGTGGGCTGCGACGTAGCGATTGGTTCGGACGGTGCGTTTTCATCGAATTCGGTAGCGTCTATTATCGACGAACGGACTGGCGAGCAGGTCGGGGAATACACCATTAAGGGTTTGCCGATGATAAAGTTCGGCAGAGTAGTGGTCGGTTTGTGCCGATGGCTTCGAGGGGCGTTACTCGGCTGGGAAGACGCCGGGATGGTGGGTCCGTTTGCAAAGGAGATCCTTGAGGTATTGTATTACGGGAACATCTATTTCCGGGATGTGCCGGAGATCGGAAGCAAAAGGAAGACCAGAAAAGCCGGCTGGTGGAACGGGAAAGATGAACATAAGTCGGATTTATTCGAGAAGATGGCCCTGGGGATGGAGACCGGAACGTATACCGCCCGGTCGGAGGATCTGATTCGAGAATGTGGCGAATACGAGTGGGATAAGGGCAAAATCATCCATCAGCCCACCAAGAATAGGGGTGCTACAGAGAAGGCACATGGCGATAGATGCTTTGTCGAAGGGACGATGATTCTTACGGACTGCGGGGAAAGGCCAATCGAAAGATTGGTTCCAGGGGATATGCAGTGTACTCGCGATGGATTGCGGCCAGTGCAAATTTGTGGCGAAACAGGCGTTATGCCGGTATTTCAAGTGACGCTATCAACCGGGAGAACTCTAACTGGAACGGGTGACCATCCAGTGTGGACGGAGAAAAAGTCATGGGTCGCCTTGCAATCGCTGCGGGACTGCGATAGACTGATGGCATGTCACAACCCAAACCCCGAGGTGCGACCATGTCAACAGAGCCAGTCCGAGGCAGAGTATACAAGTGCAGCCCGTCCACGGAGACAATTGTCTTCAACGGAAGGGTGTACCACCGCAACCCCGACGCCAAGCAGAAGCACCGAAAGCGGTACTTCTGGGGTAGGCGAGAGTATGGCGACGGCCAAAAGGTCTCACTTCATGTTGCCATCTGGGAGCATCATAACGGGCCTGTTCCGGCCGGTTATCAGGTGCATCACAAGGACTGTGACTTTTTTAACAACGACATTTCAAACCTTGAATGCCTCACGCCTTCCCAGCATGGAAAGGTGCATGGAAACGGCAGTCATCTGCGAAAATACCGAGATCCCAAGCGGTATACCCATAAGTGCTGTAATTGCGGACACGAGTACCAGACGTTCCGTAAGCACCGCACTAAGTTCTGCACTACCACGTGTGCCAGCAAGTACAGGCACGCAAACAGGCTCAGTCACGAAGCGAGGGTGTGCGTTGTCTGCGGAGCCGAATACCGATGCGACAAGTACACCACAACAAAAACCTGCTCCCCGAAGTGCCGATCCCGTTTATGTGCGAACAATCGAAAAGCTAAAAAAGCCCACGCGGGTGTATAATCTTAGCGTAGCTGAGACGCCAGAGTACTTTGCGCAAGGCATTCTTGTCCATAATTGCATCGCGGCGGGGGTGGCTTTTTTGGTTTACAGCGAGAGGCTGACGAATATTAGTATTGACAAAGACGAAAATAGTGGTAATATCCCAGAATATGGTAGTTTTCTGTGGTGCGAACAGCAAGAACAGAAAATGACCGATTCCGACAGTCCTGATTACGGGCTCAAGGACATTGTAGGCGACTTTCGGAGGTAGAACCCGATGGAAGAGAAGATAGCTCAAGCGATAGATGTTCTGGCCAGCAAGATCACGGTAGCAGTGCAGCCGGATCAGGCTTTGAAGTTTTCGCAAGCGACATTGAATTTTGCCCACGCCAAGATGGTTTTGACTGAGCCAAAGCCCAATAAGAAGGTTGCCGGCGCTTAGACTGTCGCCGACTCAGACAGGCAGGTCACATAGACGGATCAGCTATTCATTCCTTTATAGGATAGCTGATGATTGACCTACACGACAAGCAGAGCCGTGGCCGACTATTGAAGGCCGTCAAGACTTCTCGTGAAGCGATGGAGCCCTTCCGCAAGGTTCGGAAGGAGTTGGTCCGCGACTACGTTGGCTCGATGTATAGCCAAGACGGAGCGCGGAACAAGACTCTCGTCAATCTGATGAACCAGACGGCCCGCATCTACACCGTGGCCCTGGCTTCCAATAACCCGCAGGTCTTAGTTTCGACGCCACGGATGGAGAACTTACCGTTCGCCGCTGACTTCGAGGTCAATCTCAATAAACTGATCTCGGACATGGAACTGGACAAGACGTTCAGGGCCATTGTACTTGACGCCTTCTTCTGTCTTGGTTGTGGCGTGGTAATGATGCGGGACACCGACACCCGCTTCCATGGGATGCTGGAATCCGAAGAGGATGTCTGGCTCGATCCCGGCGAACCCTGGTTCAATCGCGTTTCCTTCGACGACCTGATTCTGGACATGACGGGCAAGGAACTAACGAAGATGCGGTTCTGTGGGCACCGCTATCGAGCCGACTTCGAGAAGGTTCAAGCAGAACCTGGCTACGATAAGAAGGTCAAGGCCAAGCTCACGCCCACGACGAAGCACTCCGTGGACGATCCGGACTTCGCCCGTGACATTGCCGCTGGATCCGCGGTAGATGATGACGAATTGAAGCCCATGATCTGGATGCAGAACATCTGGATCGCGGAAAACAACACTATTGCCACGATGGCGGTAGACCAGGACTTACCACCACTGCTGGAAAAGGAATGGGTCGGCTCGCAGGCGGGACCGTACAAGTTCCTTTCGTTGGGGAACACGCCAGACAATCTGATTCCCACGGCCCCGGCGATAAACCTCAAGGGGATGCACGACCTACAGAACCGCCTTCATCGTCGCATGGAACAGGATTCGGACGCTCACCGGGTTGTCAACGTCTATCCGCCCAGTGCGCACGACGACGCGGAGAAGATGCGTAAGGCCAAGCGTAACTCGTGGCACCGGATGAACGATCCGAACAGCATCAACCAAGTTGAATTCGGCGGCGTGGATCAGCGAGACCAGGCACTATCCTTGTTTATTCAGGACGAATACGACCGTTTCGCTGGCAACCTCACCGCAATGGGCGGTCTTGGCGCCCAGGCTGCAACGCTGGGCCAGGAAGAGATGATACAAGGCCAAGTGGGGCGCATGGAATCAGACATGCGGATGGCCGTTGTAGGATTCGCTTCCGATAGCATCCTCGATCTTGGCCGGCTGATGTGGGAAGACGAAACGCTTGAAATGCAAACGTCTGTCCCGATAGGGGAATCCGGCATCGAGGTGCCGTCCAACTGGACCCCCGGCAACCGTATGGGCCAGTTCGAGGACTACGACTTCCGTGTCGAGCCCTATTCGATGGTCTTTAAGACGCCCGAGCAGAAGATGCAAGAGTTATTCCAGGTTCTCCAGCAGCTTGCCCCGCTATGGCCCATGTTCCAGGCATCGGGCGCCGCATTAAACGCAGAAGCGATAGTCGATGAGATAGCTCGGTTGAAGAACCGGCCGGAATTCAACCGTTTCATCACCTTTCCTTCCATGGACGGAATGTTAGGCGGCGACGAGAACACTATCCGACAGTCGCCTGTGACATCGCGCGAGACCGTCAGAAGGAACGTCTCAACTGGCGGTACTAAAGAAGCGAGGAGTAATATACTTCAACAGGCATTGTCGGGTGGTGGCTCTCAAGTAAACAGCCAGCAAGCATCTGCAATGGGGAGGCCACCCGCATGAGCAATGAAGTCCAACATGCCACTTGGCTGAGAACGCCAATCCCGGATACGCGGTGGACTCTGCGTGATTGCCTTAATCGGCTGGGATTCCGGTATGGTTTCAGGGTATGGATGACCAGGATAGTGTCACACTGGATACATCGACTATGGTTTCGTTATTGGTCAACCGACGATGGCTCTCGGTGGCGATCTGGGAAGGTGACGAGTTACAAGCGAACCGCATGGTACGAGAGGAAACCCGCATGAGCAAGCAGTACCATTTAAGACTCAATGGCAAGAAAGTAACCAGCGAAGAGTTCCATCGGAATGGTCCGGTGGGCGGGACTGGCGTCCCAATGATTACCAAAACCTGTTGTGAGTCCAAGCCATGGGTCTCAGAGGCGTTAGGAGTATTGCCTAATCAGGTTAAGGAAGAGAGGGCAAGCCTCGCCACCAATAAGGATTTAACTTCAGTCCGAATTCTTGACAACGGGTCCGTCGAATGTACTAGCCCCGGTGATACTGGCCGTATGGGCTGGATTAAGCACAGAGGGGCGGTTGACGCTGACGGTGGATACAGAGAAACCTATAATTCAAGGAACTAAACAGATGGCCACAGACCTAAACGAGAATTCCACGCACGAAGACATCGAAAAGATGGTCGATACCATCGTGGAAGACCGCAAGGGCGAATCAGAAGAGACGAACGATTCCCAGAAGATTGCGGATGAAAATGACGAAACAACTGCCGAGACTACCGGCAGCGAGGATTCCGCCAGCGATGGCGATGACGATGATGATACCGGCGATTCAGAAGGCCAAGCCCAGGACTGGCTTGATGACGAACTGAAGGCCGAAGTAGCCGCGTATGGGATCGACGAGAAAGAACTCTCCGACTTCACCAGCCGCGAAGAATTGGATCGGGCACTGAAATTCTTAGACAAAAGCGCAAAGGCAAAGGCCGAGGACGCTGGCGACGAGGAAGAGGAGCCCGAGGAAGATGAGTCCAAGGACGGGCAATACGAGATCGGTTTAGACGCGGACCTGTTCGACGAGGACTTGGTAGGGGAATTCACGAAGATGCGTGACCACTACGAGACTCGTTTAGTAGCCCTAGAAAACCAGGTACTGGACACCGCAGCCCAGGCGGAGGAACAGAAGTTCGACGGTATTGTCGAGACTATGGGCCACGCCGACCTATTCGGCAAAGGTGATAAGGTAAGCGACAAAGAGCATGATCGCAGGAAAGAACTATTCGTTGCAGCGAAAGCACAGCGTATCGGGATGAAAGCGATTGGGCGTGAAGTCGATCTCGACGAAGCGTTAGTTAACCGCGTGGCCAGAATGGTGTTCGCGGACGAACTAGGTAAAAAAGACTTAAAAGCAAGAACCCGAAAGCTATCTCGGCAAGCTGACGGTCGCATGGGCGGAAGTGCCACCAAGGCGCATAATTCCACCGAATCAGTAAGAGAGCAAATGCGTCGTGAGTACAAAGAGTACGAAGAGGGTTGAACATAAAGGAGGTGCCTCGTGGCACTTGGCATAGAGCAATTAGACGATTTTGTTGCAAGTTACTTGCAAAAGTACGTGATGGGGAAATGGCAGGATATTTCCTTGCCGCTCCAGGAGTACATGTTCGCTTCACGTCTGTTCGACAAAGCGAAGAAACGGGAGATGTCTACATCTCAATGTAAATGGAAGTTGAAGATCGACAATAACGACAACTTCCAAGTTGTTGGCCTCTACCACAGGGATTCGTCCAGCCGTGTCAACGTGTTGACCGAAGGTTCCCTGAAGTGGGGAATGACCACCACCAATTACCACTACGACATCGACGAAGAGACGTTCTCGCAAGGTGCGGACGCGATTGTCGATTACCTGGACCTGCAAGAGCAGAGTTTGATGCAGGACTTCTTCGCAGGCGTCGAGGATCTGATGTTCGGTGCTGGACCGTCCAGTTCGACCGTCTCGCCGTTTCCACCGGTATCACTGTTGTGGTGGATCACATCCACATCTGACAGCGTGACGGAGAACAATGCAACCGAAGGCTTCACCGGAGACGCTCCGAAGGGTTGGGCGGACGTTGGCGGAATCAATCCGGCGACCTACGACCAGTGGAAGAACAGGTCTTTCCCGTATGTCACCGTGGACCGCGACGACTTCGTGGAGAAGACCATCAATTCGATAGACCTCTGCACATTCAAACCGCCCGTCAAACGTAGCGACATTGCCCCAGAAGGCGATCATCGCTGGGAACTGCTTACTACGCACAGTCGCGTAGCCCAAGCACGTCGCTTGCTGCAACTCGGCAACGACAACATCAAGGATGACCTTGCTGCTCATAGCGGCTCCGTCTATATCCGTGGTGTCCCCATGAACTGGGTTCCTGCCTGGACGAATTCTAATAGCGAGAATGCCCGTACAGATGGCATCGTTCTCGGTGTTGACTGGAACACGTTCGAGTGGTACTACGCTGGCGGCCGCAACATGCGGAAGCGGGCGCCGTTCCAGCACAAGGACATGTCCAACGTCCGCGTCCGTAAGATGGATGACGCTGGCCAGATCGTCTGTTACAACCGCCGTGCGAACTTCCGCGGCTACTGCTCTGAAACCGTTACTGAAACCACATAAGGAATTCACTTCAAAGAGTGAGTCTTTACTTGAACATACCCCACTCATAAGGAGTGACTATTATGAATCTTACTTGGAATGAACTTGATGCATGTAGGGGGCTTTCCCCGAAACTGTGGGGTAAATTTGCCCCTCCCAGCGGAGATGGCTTCAGAAGTACAGCTTCGGGGAACCCGGCAATCGGATTCTTCGACGACTTCATGAAAGTTGGCGGCACGACTGTTGCCGATGGCTATGGCCGCATCCAAACAGGAACCGGCACTGTTGCCCAAGTGCAAAGCACGGCCCACACGGTCGCGGGCGACAGCCTCGGATCGCATGGTGTCGAGCGACTGTACGGCACGGCTGACGACGACGAAAGTATTCTCAGCTATGGCGGGGCATTGGATGCACCGTTCAAGCTGATAACCACCGACCTCTGCTTCGAGTGTCGCGTGGCGTGGAGTGACATCACTGCCGACTCGCACTGCCAGTTCATCGGCCTCGGTGAATTAGGAACTGGCGTGACGCTTAAAGTGTTCACGGCGGCTGATCCGCCGGTCATGGCCACTGACTACGACTTGCTCGGATTCCGCCGATTGCAGGGGGAAACCTCCGCGTTGGACGGATTCTACCAAGTCGGGGGACAGACCCTAGCGGATGGTGCGACCAACACCGGACTAGACACGCTACACACCATCGTAGTAACCCAGTACGTGAAACTGGGATTCCGGTTCGACGCAGGATCAAACACGATCCATTGGTACGTCAATGGCGTCGAAGACGTTGGCGCGCGGCTGAAAATCGGTGGTCTGACGGCGGGGACATTCCCTGACGACAACTTCATGACCCCGACCGCTGCACAGCAATGTGACGGCACAGCGGCCAACAGCTTCGACATCGACTGGTGGGCCTGCGCCCAGATGGAGTAAGTGAAACGTGATTGGGCGGCGTAGTCCGATCTCCGCAACGTCCCTTGGTATCGGGGGGCGTTGCGATTTTTAGATACCACGATACCAGGAGACGATACGATGTTTGGTACTTTCTTTCTCAAACTGCTGCTGCGGATGCTCCCCGACTGGAGCAATATGGACTCCGTGAAGGCGTTCATCGAAAAGATTCAAGATTTATTGGCGCCACTGTTACCCGACTGGACAAAGCCGGAGGATGTACGACAGTTCGTTATCAGACTGCTTGAGCCGCTCGACAAGATTGCCGATCTAACCACTACGCAGATCGACGACTGGTTCGTGGACGGTATGCAGAAATTCGTTAACAACCAAGAGTTGTGGATTTCACTGTACGGCTTGATTGTTGACCTGAATAACGATGACGAGAGTGGTGGCATCGCACCCGGCAATCCTCGACTGGTCAAGCTAGCCGACGATGCTAAGCTGGACATCGCAACCATCGTTATGATTATCAACGCCATTATGAAGTTACTGGACCTGTGGCGCAACCGCGATACCGGATGTGATTACGACGAAGACTGCGACTACGACTGCGACTGACCTCAAACCAGGGGCACTTTTATTTATGAAAACAATCAGGAGACTTTACCATGCGATTTTCACTGCCGTACTTTATTGCTTGTGGTCTGTTCGTACTGCTTGCCACTTGCTGGTGTACTACTGCCTCCGCCGCCGACTGTAATACCTGCGATAACCGTGGCGAATGCAACAAGCTTCCTACCTTACTTTTCGTGCCTCCATTGGCACCTATCCCCGAGAGTAGGACCTGCCTTGGGGTGGCGAATACAGCGTGCGCGAACGGAAAATGTGCCGTGCCGCTGCGAACTCTTCAAAACGACTCCCGCGCGCCGTTGCGGGTTTCATCGACGAAGGCCCGCTGGGCGAACAAGCCCGGTCGACGCGGGCCGCGTCGGTTTATTCGGCGGGTGTTTCAGTGGCGACCGCTTGCTAGGTTGCGGGGGCGATGCCGATGAACGGAACAACAACGATTGACAAAACGCTGAACCCTTGCTCTGCCAAGATGATGCGGCACACCTACGGATGGCGAGGGCTTAGCATCTCGACATACGGGAAGCGACTGGTTTGCCTGAACATAGGACATCTGGAACTGGATGTGTACCGGGGTGCTGGCAAGACTTTTACTGCCAGGGGCGGGGGCGCAAACGGCACTGCTCGTTATTGGATGATATTTTGGCCTCTCGGTAAAATTCAGTGGACTGAGAAGGTGTGTTGTCGATGATGAAAGAGCGACACATACCGGGTTACGGCACATTGAAGACCGTGCAAAGATTACGTCTACTACTACGCCCTAAACGCGGCTGCGATGACGTTCATGGGCGTGGTTTATTATCCGTTTATGTTCGTTACAAAACCGTTCCGAGGTAAGTAAATTATGAGACGTGAACGACGTTACGGCCTGATCGCCGCCGCGTGTAAGTACGGCTACATGATTTTCGTGGCCGTATTTATGGTTGGGTTCGTCTCGCTGTTGCAAAGTTACACGTCTCAGCGATCTGAATTGCAGCGGGAAACCCTGAATCTTCAAGAGGAAGTGCTTGAACTTTACAATGCCCGACAGAAAATCATAGATGACCACAGTAAATGGGCAGATGATTTTATTGAGCGGGGAGAAAATCGCCGGGCATTGCAATCGCAAAGGAATGAGACATGAGAAATGAACGACGCTACGGCCTAATCGCCGCACTATGCCTCTGCACGCTGTATTCGTGCGGCGGGTTTACGCAGGCGGCGGAAAAGGCACCGGCGAAGGTTAGTAAGGCCACGCCGGCTGCGAAGGTGGTTGCGAAGGTGGCCGAGCCTAAAATAATAGGCCCGAACGAGTCAACTTCTGGAGATCTCTGTGTGTTTGAAATAGCGGACATCCCAGAAAATGCCGCGCTCAAATGGGGGATTGACCCGCCAGAGGCATCGGCACGATTCGCGGTTGATTCGAGTGGGCGTAAGGCATACTTTGCCAGTGCGCAGCCTGGCCGATATCTGATACAGTTGGGCGGCGGGTTTACCGGACCTGATGGCAAACTAACTCCCGTTATGCTGTCGCATCCTTTGGTGCAGGATCAACCCGGCCCGGATCCGAAGCCCGATCCAAAACCGGACCCGAAGCCCGATCCCGATCCAGAGCCTGGCAGGCGATTCGTGTTAGTGCTTAGCGAAACGTCAGAGCGCACGCCCGAGCAGGCTAGCCTACTGATGGGCTTGCGAGGTTACGTCAAGGACCGCCACGACTTTCGGTTCGTGGACCCAGACGCGAAGAACGCCAAGGGCGAGACGCCCGAATGGCTCCAGGGTTATCTCGATTCCGTCAAGGATGCGAATGTGGACCTTCCGGCGTTGGTAATTGGCGTTTTGTCGCAGAATAGCGACAACGAAGTCACGCAGGTGTTTGTGGAGCCGTTGCCGCAGTCTGCCGTCGAGGCGATTGCCCTAGTTCAGAAATATGGGGGATGATGTGAACGCACATCTAGAAGACTGGGTTGATTCAAAGGGACGTAAGCCCGGCTGTTTGCCACGCGCATCAAAACCGGGCGAACTATGCCCATTGGCGTCCGAGAGAATCAAGATCATTCCTGAGAGCGAATGGGATGACATTCTAAGCGATCCCGGCCGCGTGAGACTGCGCCCATCGGTTCCAGTTGTGTTGGATCAGGATGGCGTGGGCAGTTGTGCCACGGAGAGTACAGCCGGTGCGGTGATGACAATACGGGCATTCAACGGGCAACCGTTTGAACTGCTAAACCCCTGGTTTATATATCGCGTGACCAGCGGCGGGCGAGATTCTGGCTCCAATATCGACACGAATCTAGCTTTTGTGCGGGAGAATGGCATCGCCCCCGAAAGGCTACATCCACGGTCAAAAGGGTGGCGAGCTAAGCCGACAGACGAAGCAGTTGAAGCAGCAAAGGGATTCAAGATAAAAGAGTTTTTCGACGTTCAAACCAGGGTTGAAGCTGGCTCGGCACTATTCGATGGCTACGGTTTAGTCTACGGTCGCCGAGGACATTCGATCTTCGGCTGTGAAATGGTTGATAAGTTGTACTTTGATTTCCTGAACAGTTGGGGCGACTGGGGTGATGACGGCTTTGGGCGTGATTCATTACGGGGCATTAACTACGGCTATGGGTTGTTTGCCGTTCGCGTAACTACAAGCTCAGTCGCACCGTCCTTTAATGCTATGCGAGTCAGCGAGCTTCCGCCCATGTTTGAACCGTACCCAATGATTGCAGAATAGAAATGGTTTCCAATGACAAACGTAGTAACCGTCACAGCCTTAACGTCCGCCGCATCGCTCATACTGATAGGGCAAGTTACCGCTACGGCAGATAGCCCAAGTTCGTGGTTGATGGGGTCGGGCATGACAATTCTGGCGGGTATCGTGTGCTTACTACTAACGAAAACGCTGCCCGATAACAACCGCGCGAACGAAACCAACGCGAAGGTGATTGCCGACGCGATTGAGAAATCGTCAGATACATATGCGGCGGCGCTCAATGAAAATAGCGGCGTAGTACGCGATATGGTTGCGAACTGTGCGGCGAAAGGTAAATAATGTCTGGTCTTATCAAAACAGATCTACGACATGCTTCACAAGTTGTACTTACTCCAGTAGGCACAATCACGGCTACCGATGTGCAGGCGGCTGTCGCCGAACTCGATTCTGAAGTCACTACGAATTATGTGCCGTACAGCGGCGCGACCGGGGCAGTTGATTTAGGTGCTCAGAACCTAACAACTACTGGCACTGGTACGTTTGGCGAATTGATACTAGGCGATGCCGAATATCTAAAGTTCGGTGCGGGTGATGACGCCTTCATTGGTTTTGATAGTTCAAACTTACTTATCGACAGCGACACATCCTTAAAGCTTCAGCCCAATGCCGCTGGCGGCGTTACAATGTTTGAAGACGTGGATGTTGGGGTTGATGATGCCAGCCCAAGCTTCTATCTACATCGAAAGGCGGCTGCCGAGGATTCTTCATTTAGGTTCTATATCGACAAGTGGCTGGATTCATACATAATCCCTTCCGGCAGCTTGAAAATATACCC